GTCGCAGATAAAGTGTACATATATTTCCACTTGTATCCATCTCCAGTTGTAAGTATAGATGAAGATGTACCAGTTGGCTCTACTGTAGAATTAGCATTACCATTGTTGTCTAAACATTTGTACACATTGAAAGTTGAACTCATTACATAAAAAGTTGCGTCAAATAAACTTGTTGCACCACTATTAGCAGTTTGGGTAGATGTACCACCCGTTACTCTATTTCCATAGTCGTGTCTATAATAATCATAAACTGTACCAGTTGCCCAGTTTCTTCGAGGAATAACAATAGAAACATCTGAACTTGTCACTTTTTTTGCTGCCAGCATATCGTCAAAAGTATAAAATTCGTCTCCTATTGAATCTACAGGTGTTAGTGGACTAGCATCTGTACCCTCGTTATCTGTTCTTGCGTCTGGTCTTGTTGATGTTGCGAATGCTTGTGGTCTACCTATACCTAGATAGTACACATTAGCAGCCGCTTCTGTAAATGATTCCACAAATTGTTCCTGATTGTGGATTCTAAATTTGTTTGTTATTATTGCTGGCATTGTTTCCTCTTTTTCTTAATTATATTTATACGCTAACTTTCTGTGATTTCGGTTGGTAGCGCTAAATTTGTTTTTAAATCCCTATTTGTTATATCTTGGAATTGTACTAACTCACCATCTAAACTCGTATTGTACGTTCCTGTTAATCTAAAATTAGCCCAGTTATGCATCTGCATAGGTGAGATCGCAGTAGTAACTGTACTATCTGAGGCACCCCCTATTGTAGTTGTTTGAGCTCTACCCCCACTACCACTCATCATATTTAGTGCGTATTTGTTAATGGTGTGCATTCTTGGTCCACAATACGCAAAACCATATCTATTCGCTGTACCTCTAATAGTAATAGGATTGAAACCAACTCTAAATTTAAGTGATAATGCTCTTTTTAAAGTTAAGTCTCTAGTATTTGCTGTAAAGTGTTCTGATGTTGAATCTGTAAAGTCAGGATCAACACCTAATTCTGGTGTACCTCTTAATGTAGTACCATCATCTACTGTACCTAATCTTCTACCAAAGATAGTAGAGAATAAAGTATTGATTACTAGATCAATACCTGGATCAAATTCTAATCCACTATTAACACCTGTGAAACTTCTAATCTGGTTATTTACTTGACTTGTAATATCAACTTGTCCAGTAAAATAGAAACCAGCTGTGTGCATAGTCTTTTTAAAACTATCTCTCCAGTCATTAATTGATCTACCAACTTTAATTACATATGAGAAATCCTGATAGTATAAACTATCTTGTATCTTCATTGTTGTTTCCGATAAGTGTCCGTCTTCATTTAAGAAAGTACCAGCTGTATCTACAACTGCATTTACTGTAATTGTTGCTGTTGCTAAATCGTTTTTCATAACTGTTGCTGTAACTTCTGAAGATGCTCCAGTAATAGTTGTATCTGCTAGAAACTCACCAGTCGCATCTTTTACAACTAATAAATTATTACTAGAGTCAAATGAAACAAATGTCGCTGATATAGCTGTTGAACTAGAGTCAAACCCTGTAATAGTTTCTCCATCTGTAAAATTACCTGCTGTTTTATCTTTTACAATAATTGTACTAGGTAAACTCATTGTTGGACTAGGTGACGCTTCAAAACCTGCGCCAGTTTCAATCTTTTTGGTATTAAGTAATCTACCTATCTCTGGACCATATGGAATTACTTTTGCACCTACACCTGTTCCACCAACTACGGCTGTAGGTAAAGATGTATAACCACTACCAGAGTTTATAATTCTTATATCTGTAATATCTTCATTACCTGAACCAGCTTCTTGTACAATTTTGTTTCCAGTATAAACATCACCTCTTACAGTTTCATCTTCTAATACTATATGGTCTGTTGATGTTGCGCCTGTTGTTCCATTCTCTGGTGTGATACCACCATTAACAACTGATACTTTTGCTATGGCACCACCACCATTTGTATTTGTATTTGTAAATGTTAAATCATCACCAATCGCATAACCAGAACCAGCGTCATCAATTAATAATTCTGTTATTCCACCTGAACCAACGTTATCCACTTGAATGATTGCGCCTGTACCACCACCTGTTAGTGTAATAGCATCATCTGGTGATAATAATCCACCATCATTTGTAATAGAAACAATATCAGGTATACCTGTGACAGTTGCTTTAATAAATGTATCTGATTCGTCTGTCTCAGTACCTCTTATTTCTTCTGATGTAACAAAAGTGCCTGTAATACTTTCTTCATTTAATATAAATTCACTTACTGTATTTGCACCTATTTGAAATTTAAATACATTTTCTATAATAGCAGTAGCGCTAGATGTTTGACCTGTAATTGTTCGACCAATTAAATCTGATGTATCACCAACTGTTGCAATTGCTCTTAATATTTTTTTTGTATCAAATTGACCATCTGATGCTCTTAACATTTGTTCTCTAGGATAAAAAATCTCAGAATCTAAATTAAATAAAAATCTAAAAAATACTTCATGTCCTCTAGCAGTACCTTTTGCTCTGTAAACAGATTTAATATTTTTAATTAGTTTTCTTTTATCTACACTACCATCTAAAATTTCAGGTAAAGTATTTAAAAATTCATTTCTAAATTTTGTTAAGAAGTTTGAAATAGCTTTATCAGGATCACGGAAGTTTAATAAATCTTGTATGTTGTTTACTGGATTAGGTCTATAATTAGATATTGTTGCTCTAGCTGTAGAAGTAGCACCTATGATAACCTCATCTTGTATAAACTTATCTTGTGCTGATATGAATAATCTATTATTAATTAAATCTTCAGATAATACAGTTGCAGTCGCATTTGATGTTTGACCAGTGACAGTTTCTCCTCTTTGAAATTTACCAAATCCAGAATCCTCTAATAATATTTTATCACCAGCATCTAAAGATGTTCTATCTGTATCTAATTTAGAAGCGTTTAATATTAAACTATTTGTTTGCGCTGTTTCTGTTTCTAATTGAATACCATCTGTTAACTCTATGTTCTCCAGAGTAATCTCTGCAGATTCCATAAATCTATAATATGATTTAACAAACTCTAAAAATTTAGGGTGATCGCTAAGTACAAACTCTGGTACTTGTTGATTAATTAAGTTGGTTATCTTTTTGGTAAATTTAGCCATTAGTAACTACTAGTTGTTGTATATCCTACTCCTGCTTCAGCAGAACCTCCAACAAAAGTATCAGCAGTTACTGTGATAGATGAATTAGCTGTATCAATTTCTATTATTTGATCTCTTACTGGTACTACATCATTTGAAGAAGGTGTGACTGTTAATTCTATTTTTGATGAAGCTGCGCCTCTAATATTTTCTACACTTAATACACTTAAAGAGTTTATAGTTATTGCTCCTGTAGAATAGTTAATTGTTCCTTGAGTTTCATTTGCATAAACTCTTGTAGAGCCTGAAAAACTATAACGTCTTATATTACCTGCGCCATCATCATCTAAATAAAATACTGTTGAACTGTCACCAGATACTTTAAAACCTGAGCTTTCTAATATACCACCAGCAGATGAATTATGTCCTGAGTGTGGATTATATAATGCGTTTCTAAAATAAACATTATATTTTGTAGATGAAGCTAATGTAGGAGTAAAATCTTTTCTAATTTTTAAAGTTGTTATATTTGATAATATAGAATTATCTGTTGCATCGATTAAACTAGAAACTTTTGAATATCTAAATACGCCATCAAATTGTGATAGTGTACTAGTATTATAATTTGTCAATGTAGTTAATACATCTGATTTTAAAGTTGTTGCTGTTTTAGTTGTAGATTTTGCGTCAAATTTAATTGTAGATGTTAATAATATTTTTGTTATTTCTGGATCAACAATTTCTGGTCTTACAGAAGCAACATTATATTTTTTTAACTGTGTTACTAAATCTGTTTTGGTTGTATTTGTTAAAGTTGAACCTGACGCTGCTTTAATCGCAATCTTAACTACTCCGTATTGTGGAGTTTCATCATCTTCGCCACCCCAAGCAGATACTGATTGAGCATTTGGATATAATGATTGTACTATTGTTTCATAGTCTGCTGTTGTAACAGCTCTATCTTGCGCTGAATATTGTAGTGGTGCATTAAATCTTATTGACTCTTTTGTTTGAGCCTCTGCGCCACCTTGAGCATTTGATACAGTTGTTATACTTACATCTGAGAAACCACCTATGTTACCTGATAGAGTAAATGAACTTGCGCCATTTGCTTCATCTTTATTAGATACAATGTATTCTAGTATAACAATGTTACCATCGTCTAATTTATTTCCTAATACGTCATCGCCAAAGTAAACTTCAAATTTACCATCTTCCATTTCTTGTAAGAAATAAACTTTAGATGTTGCTGATATACTTGTAATACCAGTTGCTAATGTGTATGTGCTAGTTGTAGTATCACTAGCTGAATTTTGTACTGAAACTTTTAAAGTAGATGTATCAGCGCTAACACTTGGTATTACAAATCTTTGGTCAACATCTGTACTATCAGCTGTATATTTAAATGTGACTAAAGTACCCTCAAAAATTGAAATATTAGAAAAAGTATAAACACCATTAATAGGTGCTGTTGTGTGAGCAGCATTTGTAACAAACTG